GTGTACGGAAGATCTGGCAAAGATTGTAGACCTTCACAGGGTTGAGAGCGATTGCATCCGGCATCTCACCACCCTCAGGGTTGATGTTACCGATGATCTTGAAAGTGTCACAATCAGAGAGATCATGGGCTAGAGAATTGTCATCGTCTTCAAGTAACCTTATAGCAAGAACAGATATTAATGTTCCTCTGGTTACTCCAGTTACTTTACCAACTACGTCAACACGCCAATCAGCAGAATCACGAAGAAGAATCTGGTGCCCTTCACGAACACGATTTGCAAGAATAGTTGTTATCTGTGCATAGAGAACATCACCGATTACTCCACCACCTACATAGGCAATGGAAAGATCAGGAAGTGTATATAGTCCAGCGACTGCACCACCAACGGCTGACTGTTCCTGAGTCCACCAGTGGAACTGAGGATCGTCTACACCTTCAGACCCCATCATTGACAGAATAGCTGTCAAAGGAGCCATACCATTAGGATACAGATAAAGAATTTGCTGTCTCCAATTCATCGGACGCTGGTCAGTTACCCAGTCTCCGTTACCTCGCATACCTAAAAACATAGTTATTACCTCCGTTATTGAGTTTGTTTACAAATTAAACGATCTGTACTTATCCCTTACGGCTGAGCTGGATATTCGTAGTCATATCCATAAGGGAATGTAGTTGTGATAGCTGCCAATGGATGCCAGAACAATCCATCACTATACATCAGGAGACGATCACACTTACCGTTGAGAATGATATCCTCCCAACACTCTGAATCATCTTTATCAGTGACAGTGATAGTGTTAACCACATCAGCTGCACGAACTACAATCGAATAGAACCGTCCCTTCGCCTCTGCAACAGGTGGAAGAACGATTATCATTGGAGCAAGTATTGCACTAGGACGTACTACATAGTCTCTAGTACTCATCTCCACCGTGCCTTGAGGGTCGATGTATTTATCGACTACCTCTTTGTCATGCTGTGCACCTCTATCTTCAAGACTCATTTTACTACCTCCTATTTGAAAGTATCATTCATTGATGCAATTTCAGCTTGCATCGGTGAAAGATTTGGTTTTGTTACAGCCCCAGTCCTTCCACTTCCACCTTTAGATTGAAGCTTTGGAATGGGATCATCTTTTTTCTTTGTAGCTTCCTTTTGTAAATTGAGACGCTTGCGAGTCTCATCACCTACACTTTCCATCAACTCATCATATTTCTTGTCAGGATTTTGTGCAGCTATATCTTCAAAGACAGCCGCAACAACCCTTTTGAAGGGCTGAAGATCTTCATTAGCAGCATAGAACTTGTCACTTGCCTCTTTCAACGTAGTTATTATATTGAAATTTGCCTTCACTATATCTGGAATGGAGCGTAAGACACTTTCACTTGTTAAGACTTTAGCATCTGTTACTCCTTTTGAGTAGACAGAATTTAGTATCTTATTAAGTGCATCTTTATCTCTGACCAGATCATCGAGGTCAAGATCACCTATAAAGTCATGATCTTCGAGTTTAGTAGGTTCTTCCTTAACAGGGTCTTCCTTTTTTACAGGAGTTTCCTTCTCATTAAGCCGCTTACGAAGATCTTTGATGATCTCATCCTTTTCATCAGAGACTGGTTCCGGTGTAGGTTCTGGTTCAGGTGTTGGTTCAGGAGTAGGTTCTGGAGTTGGCTCCAGTTCTGGTTCAAGTCTAGGTTCTGGCTCTGATTCTGAATCTGGAATAGGTTCAGGCTCAGATCCTACATTTTCAAAAGTTTTCAACATACTATCAATTTCATTCTTTACATCTTTCTCTTCACTTTCCATCTTGCTAACCTCCATTTATTTAATTACTTCAGTGCTATCTGTCTAAAAATCTCCTTCCAGTAGCCCTGAATTGTAGATCCATTACCACCTACATTTACTAATGCTAAAACATCATTTGTTTGAGCAGCAAAGGTTGTGAGGGCTGGTAGTTGGTTGAGATAAATACCTCCATTTAGAGCAAGTCCATCAACTATACCAATGTTGTTATCTTGGAAGATAAAGATCTTTACCTGTCCCTGAGATCCTCCAACTATGGTTGAGATGTTGACTCCAGCTAATGCATCAACTATTACTGTCTCAAGTCCAAATAGACCAAGATCAGTTCCTACAGTTAGAGCTATTGCTCCAGCCGCAATTGTTAGATCTGTAACACCTACATCACCACCACCTGAGAGTGCATTGATAGCTGCACGAGCTTCCCTAATGTAAATAGGAAGAGCACTCATAAGTTCTACATCTGTTGGTTTAGTTGCATCTAAGCTCATTTTTATTCCTCCTTCTTTGTATCTAAAAGACCCAAGAAAACATCTGGGATTGATAGCATATAATCAACAGCTTTTATCCTTCCACTAATATCACCTAAGTGAAGTAAGATGGAGGCTGTTGAAGGATTGTTTTCAGCTGCATCATCAACTATTGATCCACGCTCGAGCTCAAATCCAGTTTTCCATGAGTTAAGTTCTTCAACAATATCAGCCCAAAGGATTGATTCTTTAAACTCCTCAACTGCATCACGAGAGACTCTTAAGTTTATCTGTTCCATTATATAGCTCCTGAAGGTACCATATTACCTTTCTGTACCTCATTCATTACTTGTTCATCAGGCATTGAGACAGCTTGCATCCGGTTGATATTTCGTCTGAAGTCCTCAACATTTTTAGCTCCAAGTTGCTGTGCAATATACATGAAGATACGAGTTACATCAAATTGCTGTGCAAGTTCTGGATTAGTACCTATTGTTTTGAACAGCTCAATCCACGAAGAACTAAAGTTACCTCCAGGAATTGAACCATCCCTTACAATCAAGTCATAGTTAATAGCCATATCAAAAGGTGTTACCTTTGCTCTATCCTTTCCACCAAATGTAGCACCTAATTGATCTGCATAGCGTCCTACAACCTTCACATAAGTATCTTGTGTCATGTACTGTTGAGTATGAACCGCAAACATAGTTCCAATATCTTGCATGAATTGCATACCTATTATCATTGCAAGACGCTGGAGTCTACTAATTGCACTTCCTCTTGTACCTTGAAACTCAGCACCAGTTAAGCGCTCAGGTCCACCTTGACGAAGTGCACCTTGCATAGATTGATCTGCGCCAGAGATTCTATCCATCCACTGAGTGATATATGCAGAGTCAGCAATGTTAGCTCTGGTAATATCAGTTACTTGGAGTTGCTGGACTACCTTATCTACTCCACGTCCCCACGCAGGTCTTCTCAATCTAATTAACTTCCCAGGTTGAGGATCTTTTAAATCTTCAATGTTAACCAGATAAGGATCAACTATTAACATATCATTGATAGCTTTCTTTACGTTGCTTACATGTGAGTTGAAAAGGAAATCAAGTGTATGTTGTAAGCCATACAATACTTCCATCCGACCAATAGGAGTTATTGAATAGCCATCGTATTCAGGACTTGCTACAGCCATAGGATACATCCCATGATTGTGTTCAGCTTGTTCACAAGCTATAATTACATCATCTGAGGCAAGTTCAAAGTACCACTTCTCAGGAGATTCACTTGATCCAAGTTTCCATTCCTTAGGGATTAGCTTAACATACATCCTTATACGATCAACTGGACTTAATGTATCAGTCATTGTTCTATTTATATCAGTTGATCCACCATACTTTTTCTGTCTTTCACTTTGATCAAGTGCAAGAGTTGATCTTTTGTCCTTTTTAGATTTCAAGTACTTTACATTAAATAAAGATGTATTAGGTTGACTTTCTTCACTTAATAAGTTCATATAGTTACTTCTCTCAACCCAACCAAGGAATTCGCCTTTTTGAATATCTACACTTGAAACAGATGGATCAGGAAGCCACATATATGGATCTATATTACTTAGTGAATTACCTTCGAAGAGTAAAGATTGTACCATAGTTACTTGATTCTGCGTAGATTCTCCTAATTCAGACTGTGTAATTATAGACGACTTCACAGGTTTCTTACCATATCTCATTATCCATTCAGGAATACCAATTCCAACTCCATATCCAAGAGCATCACGAAGTACTGTATGGATTGCTAATGGTACCTTATTCTTAATACAATGAAGTCTGATTACAAGCTCCATTAACATAGCACCTTGTGTATCATCGTCTTCTACACCTTCATATTGGAACATGGGATCTTGGAAGAAAGCCATTGAGAGATAAGTTAATAGTGCTTCAAGCATTGAGTAACTGTAAGGGAAGACAATGGAAACAGGTCTATTCTCATCAGTTTTTTTAAGTTCTTCTTCCTTATCCTTTAATGGAATGTAAGTAGTTAATGTCTTATCTATTTCACGCCAAGAGTCGAAGCGCTTAGATATCTCATTACGAGATTCTCTAGCACGTTGCCAGATCTTGTCACGAAGCTTGTTATGGAAATCACTTCCAGGCTTTAGATCAAGTCCATTAGGATATTCGTAGTCGAAGGTTTCTCGGCTGTAAATATCGTCTTTCCAGGATGATGGTTCACCTTTTACTATATAAGACATTTAGATCTCCTATTAACTATCAGTGATAATACCAACAATAAATCTTAAACTATCATTAGCATCCATAATCGTTCGCCAGTCAACTGCGCCTGGGGTTCCATGTGGTTCAATCTGTAAAATTAAGTTATCACTTGATATACCAGGATAGATATAATAGTAAGTTGCACTTGCAGTATTTATTTTACCTCTTACAACGGTTATTGCCCTAATGCCAACAAAGGCTGGGGTAATGTTCATCGTTATGGTTTTGCCATCAGCCGATAAAGCAAATGACCCAGACGTACCACTTGCGGCGAGGTTGGTGGCGTTTGAGAAGGTGGGTGGATTAAAGTTAAAAGCAGTAAGAGCCGCAATACTGATATTTGTATTAGGTGTACCCCCAGGAGTTATTTCAAGTCCAAAAATACGATCTTGCCTCCCTGCTGTTCCATCACCTTTGATAACATTAGCTATTGCACCATAAAGAGTATCGAAGTAAGTTTTTAGGAATGCTTTTATTTGTGTCCATGTAGATGTAACAAGTCCATCAGATGCGGTGCTATCTCTATATATAACTTTGTCAGCGTCAATAGGTGGGTTCTTTGTAGTGAGAGTGGATAGAGTAAGATCACCACCAACTGATACATCATTAGGATTTATGTCTTGATTTAGAACAACTTCAGCTATTGACTTAGGCTCCCATTTAGAAGATGGGTCGTCCCACTGCATTAAGTCGTTGTTAGATATACCTGCAAGACTTGTGTCTGAATGGGAAGATATTGCATGAGATGCTAGGGCATAAAGTGTGTCAAAGTAAGTTTTTAAGAATGCCTTGACTTGAGTCCAGGTAGATGTGACAAGAGCATCAGAAGATGTACTGTCACGATAGATTAATTTATCAGCATCTATTGGAGGATTCTTTGTTCCAAGAGCTCCAAGTGCAGTGTCAGTGCCTTGAGTGTGTTTCTTTGCAATAGCGTCCGCTACATTGACATGAGTTAGTCCACCATCTTTTATCTTCTTACCAGTTATACCATCAAACTCAGCAATATCTGAATCTGTAGCCCCAGCAGGACCAACTACATCACCAACCCCAGCGCCAATATCACCTAACCTTAAAACATCATTAGGACTAACTGGAACTCCAGCTCTTATTGGTTGATCAGTCTCAATAGCAGCATCATAATCTGCACTATCATATTGAGTGATATTTTCAAGAGCTCCTATTCTTAATATCTTAAGTGCCATTCATTCCTCAGTTTGTTTAAATTTTAAACAATCTCATAAACCTAACAGTTTATTACTAACAGCTTTTTCAAGCTTAGATACAATATATGCTAGGTTGTCTATCCTCTCAGCTATTAAAGTTGAACATGAAGTTTGTCTCTCTTTACAAACTATATCTTTTACCTTTTCCTTACTACCTATTTCCTTACCAATGACTGCAGATACAACAGCTATTAATAATCCACCTAGAATTTGATCTGTCATTGCAAGTACCTCCAATTCTCAATAGGTTTTTCATAATCTAATTCTTTGTATTCAGCCTCAGTATCATCAGGATTTTCTTTGGGGCTGAAGTAACGTTCTCCAAGCTCAAGCATCTCAATTATATAAGCCTCAGCATCCATCAAGTCCCAGAGAGCAGAACGAGGAAACATAAGAAGTTGTTGTTCAAGCTTCTTAATTCCTGCACATAGAGCATTGTGATAGATGTAACCACCCCTATAATATGGTACAAGTTCTTTTATACGGAGTTCTTTTTTCATTCCTCCACGAGCTTTAAGCCAGATTAATTCAAAGAACTTTCCACGCCTAAACATCTCATTTTTAATAGGCTGTTTGATAAACTCGTTTAATGAAGTTTCCTCAACACCTATTACTTTTGCATCTAACATTATAGCCATTTTGAATAAAGCATCATAAATTTCATCTGGATACATTTTTTCAGATACTATGTCTCGAACGAAGATCTTAGCACTATTGAGATCAATACCTATTCCAATGATAGCACTTTCAGCCGAATGAATCTTGACTGTTTTAGCTGGATCAAGAATAACTACTGTCTCAATATTCTTGTTTTGCTGAACCTCAACATCGAGTAGATTAAGATCAAGATCAGTTCTGTGCATGTCATGAGGGATGTTGTAGTAGTGAAAGTACTCAGATCTAAATGAAGAATCCTTTGTTGAGATAGGAAGGTTACGTAGTTCACGAAAGAATACATCAGTTTGTCCAGCTGCTACATGCTGATTCCATTCCTTCATTATGTCTTCATTGGACATAAAGTTAGGAGCCGTTGATTGGAAGTCATCATCACAAGCTTCGAGACGCACTGAAGTCCATTCAGGAGAATCAAGTAACTTCTGCAATACAGAGTCTTCATGTTTAAGAGTGTCAATATATACGATTTTCCAGTCCTTTACGTGTGGACCTATACGTGGTACAGACTTAACAACATCTGCATATAGCCACTCATATTGTTTCTTTCTATAGTCTTCATTTACTATTTGTTCAGGATCCTCAAGATCATCTATTACTATTAAGCCTGGTCTGTCGTTTTTAAATAGAACACCACGAACCTGTTGACCAGCTCCACGAGGCCAAACTAATGTATCAAATGCAACCCAAGCTTTTTTACTGAATACTTCATCAAATTCCTTGTTTTCTACTTCTCTAGATTTAAATGAGCCAAAGAAGGCCCTTATTTCACGGTTGGTTACAAGTTCACGCCTAAGATTTTCAGTCTGAAGTGATGCAGCATCATGAGACTTGTTAATATAGACAATGAATCCAGTATGACGAAATAAGATCCATCGAGCCATAAGGGCAAGTGCAACTATAGATGTCTTTCCCCACCCACGAGGAGCTGCAATAGCTACTTTCTGAGCAGGACCATCAATGAGATCAAATATCTTTCCATGAATGTTCTCAGCAAAAGGTAGACTGAATCGCTCAGGAAAGAAAGTGAGTGCAGTCATCTGTGTTGAAACACTACATTGAGAAAGTATTTGTTCTATATCTATATCCATTATATTCCAACTTATGATGGAGTTATTTCAGTAAAAACCCCAGTTGCATTAGTTCCTCTCCATTTATCTGTAGCTCCAGCGCCAATAGCAACAAAGATTTGGTCGTAGGATGAACAATAAACTTGTTTTCCTATATATTTATTAATTGTATTTATTCCACCGGCTGCTGTTGCTAATTCAGTAGCTGTTTGTCTTGGTATTCCATCTATAATCCAACTTCCCAACCTCGTTATGTCGCCAGTAGAAGAATTTAACATTAGATGATTAGAAGGATAAGTTGCCGCAGTGTGTTCACGATAGGCATAGGCACCGGCAGCAATATCAACTACATTGTTATTTCTTACCATGACATTATAACAGTTTGCACCATCAATCTGCACTGCATTGCTCATATTGACTTCTGTACTACCACCCCACTTATCACCACCAAACTTATTTCCCTCAATAATAAAGTTTCTGAGGTTAGCTGCGAGAATACCATACCCGACTCCTGCCGTTCCTATGTTAGCCATGAAACAATGTCTTATACTTCCAGTCTGCCATTGAGTCACAGCATAAACGGCTGTAGATGCATAAAAGTAAATTCCTATTGCAGAACAATCAAAGATATTGACATTCTCAATTATTGCATTCTGCATTATACCAACAACTCCGTTGTGCATACCTCTTTCATAACCTTCTATATGTCCATTTTTTATTACATAATTTCCATCAGCAGCAATACCAAACTCTACCCCTTCTCCAGTTAATGTGAAACCATCAAGGACATAGTCACATAAATCAGCTTGATATATTTCATCTAACTCAGTAGCAGGAGCAGTATTCAAATATCCACCTGCACTCAACCCACTTAAAACAATACCAGAGCTTGATGTTTTGGCTACTATATTCTTAAATGTCATGTTACGCTTGACACCATAGAGGTACTCAGCCCCTGGATTATAGTTTGCTGCTTCACCGACACCAGCAGCAATTGCACTAACTATTCCATCAACTGTATATAGACCATCAACCTCAACGTTAAAAGCTCCTCTTATTCCAAATGCTGCATGGGTTACCACATTCTGGACTATTATATTCTTAAACTTCATGTTGAAGGCATGGGATGTCAAAACTAAATGAGGGTTGGCAATGCGAGCAACCGTATATGGGTCTGATGCCTGCCCAAACTCGTAATCAAAGCCCCTTGTTGCTGAATCCTTTCCATCTATAATGATATTCTCTACGACCACATTTCTGAGCCCACCTATAAACTTCATACCAACTGTACCAGTTCCTGCGGTTGTTGACTCTGCCTGTACTGTTAAATTACGAAGTGTAATATTACCAAGTGGTCTCGCTAACTCATCATCATAAGAACGAGGAAAGTATGTAAAAGTAGCCGCCCCATCATTCCTTGACCCCATCATAACGGCAGCATTAGCACCTGATATAGCATTAGTTTCATCATACAGGGCATGGATAGTTCCATTCTGGATAGAGATATCACTTAATCCATATAGGAAACCTGCGTTATAGTCCCCAACAACAGGTTTGTAATCAAGTCTCAGTGTAGAATCCATTAAATCTAAGTGAATATCATATCGTAAAGGTATGTAGTTGTTAAAGTAATATGTTCCCTTATTTCTAAATGTAACCTTCATAGGTATCCCATCAGCCATTCCACCATTTGCTAATGGAGAAACTAACATCCTTAACATTTTGGTATTATAGGTGGCTGCGGTTGCATCATCAGGGATAATACCAAATGAGGCTGCATCGTAAAGACCACTTGTTAATATAATCTTTCCAGTTCCAGCACAATTAAAAGCTTGATATATTCCTATTTCAAGAGGCCCACCAATAGTAAAAGTTATACCAGTATTTATAGTAAGAAGAGCACCTTGATTAATCTTTAACTTTTGATGTGGGAGAGTAGCAATACTAAAGTCAACTGCACTAGGTCTAGAGACAAAAAGCGTTAAATTAACTCCATCGTCAACAGTAAAATTGACTGCATAACGAAAGCTAGCAAACCATGAAACATCAATCTCTGAACCAGCTACAAAATCAAAGTCACCAGCGCCAGCAAAGAGTTGATATTTACCAGCTTCGATATTGTTGATATTGCCTACAACAACACCAGCATTTACTGTAAGGATATTTCCAGGAGATTCCCACTTAAGTGTTACATTATTACCAGGTGAGTAACTTGCAGTAATTGTTTGAGATTTAGATACTATTAATGTAACTGTATCATTGTTAGTTAATGCAAAAGCTGATTCAATGTTAGAGAACCAACCAGTTTTAACAA